GCTGAGCCCGGCCAAACTCCGCGACAAGTGGACCCAGCTCGAAATCAACCGTAACAAGCAACAGGCAGTCGTGACAGCCAGCAAACCAAAACTCGACTTGACAAACACAGACTGGATTTACGGGGTGGATTTATGAAAAACATCGCCGCACAGATGGTTAACTTTGACCGTGAGCAGATGCGTCGGATCGCCAACAACATGCCGGAACAGTACGACGAAAAGCCGCAGGTACAGCAGGTAGCGCAGATCATCAACGGTGTGTTCAGCCAGTTACTGGCAACTTTCCCGGCGAGCCTGGCTAACCGTGACCAGAACGAACTGAACGAAATCCGCCGCCAGTGGGTTCTGGCTTTCCGGGAAAACGGGATCACCACGATGGAACAGGTTAACGCAGGAATGCGCGTAGCCCGTCGGCAGAATCGACCATTCCTGCCATCACCCGGGCAGTTTGTTGCCTGGTGTCGTGAAGAAGCATCTGTTATTGCCGGACTGCCAAACGCCAGCGAGCTGGTTGATATGGTTTACGAGTATTGCCGGAAGCGTGGCCTGTATCCAGATGCAGAGTCTTATCCGTGGAAATCAAACGCGCACTACTGGCTGGTTACCAACCTGTACCAGAACATGCGGGCCAATGCGCTGACTGACGCGGAATTACGGCGTAAGGCTGCCGATGAGCTGACCTGTATGACAGCGCGAATTAACTGTGGTGAGACTATACCTGAACCAGTAAAACAACTTCCTGTCATGGGCGGCAGACCTCTAAATCGAGCACAGGCTCTGGCGAAGATCGCAGAAATTAAAGCTAAGTTCGGACTGAAAGGAGCAAGTGTATGACGGGCAAAGAGGCAATTATTCATTACCTCGGAACGCATAAGAGCTTCTGTGCACAGGACGTTTCCGCGCTAACAGGCGCAACAGTAACCAGCATAAATCAGGCCGCGGCTAAAATGGCACGGGCAGGTCTTCTGGTTATCGAAGGTAAGGTCTGGCGAACGGTGTATTACCGGTTCGCTACCAGAGAAGAACGGGAAGGAAAGGTGAGCACGAACCTGATTTTTAAGGAGTGTCGCCAGAGTGCCGCGATGAAACGGGTATTGGCGGTATATGGAGTTAAAAGATGACCATCTACATCACTGAGCTAATAACAGGCCTGCTGGTAATCGCAGGCCTTTTTATTTGGGGGAGAGGGAAGTCATGAAAAAACTAACCTTTGAAATTCGATCTCCAGCACATCAGCAAAACGCTATTCACGCGGTACAGCAAATTCTTCCAGACCCAACCAAACCAATCGTAGTAACCATTCAGGAACGCAACCGCAGCTTAGACCAGAATCGAAAGCTTTGGGCTTGCCTTGGTGACGTCTCTCGTCAGGTTGAATGGCATGGTCGCTGGCTGGATGCAGAAAGCTGGAAGTGCGTTTTTACAGCAGCATTAAAGCAGCAGGACGTTGTTCCTAACCTTGCCGGGAATGGCTTTGTGGTAATAGGCCAGTCAACCAGCAGGATGCGTGTAAGCGAATTTGCGGAGCTATTAGAGCTTATACAGGCATTCGGTACAGAGCGTGGCGTTAAGTGGTCAGACGAAGCGCGACTGGCTCTCGAATGGAAAGCGCGATGGGGAGATCGGGCTGCATGACTATCAAATCAAATACGCCATCACACGACAAGGACTGCTGGCAAACGCCGCTCTGGCTTTTTGATGCACTGGATATTGAGTTTGGATTCTGGCTGGATTCGGCAGCGAGCGACAAAAATGCTCTGTGCGCTCACTGGCTAACTGAGGCTGACGACGCGCTAAATTCTGAGTGGATAAGCCACGGTGCAATCTGGAATAACCCACCGTACAGCAATATCAGGCCGTGGGTGGAAAAAGCCGCTGAGCAGTGCATACAACAACGACAGACGGTAGTGATGCTTGTGCCAGAGGATATGTCTGTCGGATGGTTCAGCAAGGCTCTGGAGAGTGTCGACGAAGTTCGCATTATCACTGATGGACGGATTAATTTTATCGAACCATCGACAGGGCTGGAGAAGAAGGGAAACAGCAAAGGCTCCATGCTGCTGATTTGGCGACCGTTCATCAGTCCTCGACGGATGTTTACTACCGTATCCAAAGCGGCATTGATGGCGATCGGGCAGGGCGTCAGGAGGGCGGCATGAGGCGACAACGACGAAGTATCACCGACATCATCTGCGAAAACTGCAAATACCTTCCAACGAAACGCTCCAGAAATAAACGCAAGCCAATCCCAAAAGAATCTGACGTAAAAACCTTCAATTACACGGCTCACCTGTGGGATATCCGGTGGCTAAGACATCGTGCGAGGAAATGACAATGGATTATTCACAGTTAAGTGATTTTGAAATTAACAAGCGAGTATTTAAAGCGATAGTTGGGGCAAAACCATTAGGTTATCCGCACAACGCAGATGGACGGTCTGTTGGCAATGAAGCAAATGGTAATTATCGATGGTACGACTACTGCAATAACCCAGCAGACGCATGGCCGATTATCACTGAAAACAACATCAGCATAATTTTAGACAATCCCTCAATGCCGTGCGCCACAGACAACGCAAGGGACTTGTTTGATGATGCCAGACCGAATGTTGGTGTCGCATATGACAATCCACTCCGTGCCGCCATGATTGTCTTTCTCATGATGCGGAGAATCCAATAATGCTTAGCCCATCCCAAACCCTTCAATACCAGAAAGAAAGCGTCGAGCGAGCTTTAACGTGCGCTAACTGCGGTCAGAAGCTGCATGTGCTGGAAGTTCACGTGTGCTCCGATTGCTGCGCAGAGCTGATGAGCGATCCGAATAGCTCAATGTACGAGGAAGAAGACGATGAGTGATTACCTGAAATGGTATCTCTGCCACCGCTGGTTAATTAAGTTTGCTGTAAAAGACTGGATGACAGCGGATGCCAACAAGCTTAAGCAAAGAAAAGACTATTACTACGCCAGAATGAAGGAAAACTACTGCTCAATTCGCACTCGCATATTTATTAAAAAAGACCTTCAGTCAATTCTTCAATTGCGAGGGAAGGTAAATGGCTAACCTACGCAAAGAAGCGCGCGGCAGAGAATGCCAGGTACGTATTTACGGCGTATGCAATGGCAATCCTGAAACTACAGTTCTGGCACATTACCGGATGGCTGGAATTTGCGGAACGGGAATGAAACCTGACGACCTGATCGGCGCATGGGCTTGTAGCGCGTGTCACGCGGAGATCGACCGACGCACCCATAATCTCGAAAACAAAGACGCCAGACTTTACCACCTCGAAGGTGTGATCAGGACGCAGGCGATACTGCTGAAGGAGGGGAAGATTAAGCCATGAACGAATATCAGTTTGTGCTTCCATACCCGCCGTCGGTGAATACCTACTGGCGAAGACGGGGAAGCCAATACTACATCAGCGATAAAGGCCAGAAATACCGAAAAGACGTTCAGCAAATCATCCGCCAACTCAAGTTAGACATTTTCACCAAATCACGACTACGAATCAAAGTCATCGCAGACGTTCCAGACTCCCGCCGCCGCGACCTCGACAACATTCTTAAAGGTTTACTCGACTCCCTTATCCACGCCGGATTTGCGGAAGACGACGAGCAATTCGATGACATTCGCGTAATTCGTGGTGTGAAAGTACCAGGCGGACGGCTTGGAATAAAAATCACCGAACTGGAGAACGTATGAACGCCACAATTCAAACGATACCAGAGCTTCTTATCCAGACACGAGGAAATCAGACCGAAGTGGCGAGGATGCTTTCCTGCGCAAGAGGAACAGTGCTCAAGTACAACCGAGACAGCAAAGGCGAGCGTCACGTAATAGTTAACGGCGTCCTGATGGTCAAACAGGGCAAGAGGGGAAGACCATGAGACTCGAAAGCGTAGCTAAATTTCACTCGCCAAAAAGCCCGATGATGAGCGACTCACCACGGGCCACGGCTTCTGACTCTCTTTCCGGTACTGATGTGATGGCTGCTATGGGGATGGCGCAATCACAAGCCGGATTCGGAATGGCTGCATTCTGCGGTAAGCACGAACTCAGCCAGAACGACAAACAAAAGGCTATCAACTATCTGATGCAATTTGCACACAAGGTATCGGGGAAATACCGTGGCGTGGCAAAGCTTGAAGGAAATACTAAGGCAAAGGTACTGCAAGTGCTCGCAACATTCGCTTATGCGGATTATTGCCGTAGTGCCGCGACGCCGGGCGCAAGATGCAGAGATTGCCACGGTACAGGCCGTGCGGTTGATATAGCCAAAACAGAGCAGTGGGGGATAGTTGCTGAGAAAGAGTGCGGAAGATGTAAAGGCGTCGGTTATTCAAGAATGCCAGCAAGCGCCGCATATCGCGCTGTGACGATGCTAATCCCAAACCTTACCCAACCCACCTGGTCACGCACTGTTAAGCCGCTGTATGACGCTCTGGTTGTGCAATGCCACAAGGAAGAGTCAATCGCAGACAACATTTTGAATGCGATCACACGTTAGCGCCATGATTGCCACGGATGGCAACATATTAACGGCATAATATTGACTTTTTGAATAACTTTGGGGAAACTTGACACCAATAATGGGCGTTTTTTACATGTCATTGATGAGTCTCAATAACCTGCCGCCGAGTAGTTTTTATGCTCTGAATTGTATTTGTGTAGTAAACATGCTGACTGCAATGTAATAGAGTTTTTTTAGCCTGTAACCTCTTGACGGCATTGAATTGCTTTTGTTATGAGTTGTAAGCCAATGTTATCATCTTGTATTGGGGTGGTTATGAAGGATGGTGCACTGCTCAGGAGTTCTTCACTTTTTATTGCCTACATGGGATGCCTTGGATGGGGGAGTGCTTATTTCTATGGATGGGGTACTTCTTTTTACTACGGCTTCCCATGGTGGATTGTAGGTGCAGGTGTTGATGATGTTGCCAGAAGTTTATTTTTTGCAGTTATCGTCATTGCTATATTTCTTATCGGTTGGGGTATTGGTGTTGTATTCTTTTTCGCAGTGAAAAGAAAACATTCTATGCAAGAGCTAAATGTATTTCGCCTTTATTTTGCTGTGGAATTATTGTTTGTGCCGGCAATTATTGAGTTTTCTATATTGAGACAGAAGATTCAGGTACCTCTTTTGCTACTGTCAGCAGCGATTGCGCTGGCGGTTACAATTTCGATAAGATCTTATGGGCGATTTTTATCGGTATCATGCTTCTATGATAAGCCATTTATAAAAAAACATTTTTTTGAGATTGTGATGATTGCTTTTGTGGCATATTTCTGGCTTTTTTCATTTCTGACAGGATATTACAAACCGCAGTTTAAGAAAGAATATGAAATGATTAATTATAATGATGGTTGGTATTATGTTCTTGCTCGTTATGATAATTGTCTGGTTTTGTCTACTTCTTTCAATGCAGGTAGTAAAAGGTTTGTCATTTATCAATCAGCACAAGATAAGAATCTTCAGGTTGATATTGTAAGGACCAGAATTTAATTGGCTGCATAAATAATATTTTAAGTTGCAAGTTGGCTATTCGTAGGAATAGAACCTTAGGCATGCTGAATGCGTTTTCTGAACATTGTTTTATAAACTGTGTCTGCTTGCTGTTGTGATCCTGCTTTTAGTGATGGTGATGATGGATTTCACCAGCAGGATAATGTTGGTACTGACTGATGGCGCTCTGGTCTGCGGCATTGTGGTATTGCTGTGGCCGATGATGAAAGAACAGAATGAATAATTCTTGACTTTTTTGTTTACTGTTTATTAAAAAATCAACCGCATGGTGAATCCTCCTTGGAGGGGCTAAATGATCGAGTTTTAAGGGCACGTAGCGAGTTCTGTTTGATCATTGCAGAA